TTGCTGCAAAGGATGCGGTTGATAAAGATGTTAGTGCAGTACAGCAGAAACTTAATGCTGCAAGTACTGCGTTAACTAATTTGCAAAATGCTACAAGTGCAGCTAATACAGAGAAAACCAATTTGCAGAACGCTACGAGTACAGCCAACGCAGCAAAGAAAAATTTGACAAATGCAACTAGTACAGCCAATACGACAAAAAGTAATGTTGAAGCAGCAACCAATGCTGCAAATACAGCAATCAGTAATGCAGGTGTAGCAAAGACAAATCTTGAAAAGGTAATTACAAGTGCGACAACCGCACAGAGTAATTTACAGGGTGTGATTGATAATGCAAATCAGATTAAGGGTCAGTTGGATAGTTCCAATGCTACAGCAATAACATCAAAGAAAAATCTTGATTCTGCAATTTCTGATGCAAGTGCAACAAAAAGTCAGCTTCAGGAAGTAATTAACAGTGCAAGCTCAGTTAAAACTTCATTGTCTAATGTTATAAGTACAGCCAATACCGCAAAGAAAAATCTTGATGCATCTGTTGCTACAGCTAACAATGTATTACAGTCACTAAGTGCGGAAAACGCAAGTGCTGCAAGTAATATTGATGAACTGAAAAGTGAAAACTTTAATAGTCAAGAAATTCTTTCAGGTGTGGCAGATATTCGTGCCTACTTGGGTATCACTGCCGATGATATTGTTGGTATTCAGGTCGATTACAAAAATAAAACATTCAAAAGACTTGCAGGAGCAGCCAACCTTTCAAAAGGTTCTGATTTTGACAAGTTCACAATGTTTGGTGGTCGTAAACGCTGTAATGTTGCTGATGATGGTTCTATCGTGGCATGGTACGGTGATGCAGATTACAAAGAAGATGGTTCAATGGGTCAGGTAATGGTATATCAGCCAAAGTTCTATTATTTGGTGTGTCCTGTAGAGTATGACCCTATTGATACAGGCATTGGTTACCACTTAAGAAAGGCAAACTATTATGTGTCAGAAAAGCCACGTGCAGGTTTCAGACTTCACCCGGCATTCTACGATGCATCAGGAAATGAAATTGATTATTTCCTTACAAGTGCTTACGAAGGTAGTATTTACGATGCATCAGCAAGTGCATATCTGTTAAATGATGAACAGGTTATGAACGCAGGTGAAGATAAGTTTTCATCAATCGCAGGTGCAAGACCTGCATCAGGTTCTTCACAGAACCTTACAAGACCGAATATTGAAGCAATGGCACAGAACAGAGGAACAAACTGGCATGGTGATCTGATTAAACAGGTATCTGCTGAACAGATGCTTATGATCATTGAAATGGGTATGATGAGCTTGCAGACTGCCGTTGCACAGGGTGTTGTTTCATTACCTTGGACTACTGGAAGTGACACCACAAGTTCATACGCAGCTACAACCGGAAGTACAGCAAGCCTTGGAAACGGTACAGGTATGGCAGAGAAAACAACCACATATGAAGGTGGTGTTGCTAAAGAATACACTGTTGACGGTAAGACTTCCGTATGTTGGAGAGGTAAAGAAAACTTTTGGGGCAACATTTGGAAATTTGTCTATGGTATCAATATTTGGGGCAATGGAAAAATGGGCGGTGGTCAGCCTTATATTTGTTCTGATTTCAGTTTTGCAGAATCAAAGAACAGTGGAAACTATGAGCCTGCCGGATTTACAGTTACACCAAAAGAAGGATATATATCAGCAATGGGATATTCAACAGCCTGTGACTGGTTGTTTATTGCGTCAGAATGCCTTGGTAACAGTTCATTACCTGTTGGTGATTATACATATATCACTGTCAACTTGAACGGTTACCGTATTGCTCGATTGGGCGGTAGTTGGGATAGTTGGGGTACTGCGGGCGGTTTCTATTGGGGTCTGGATAGCGGTGTTGGTGATCGTGTTCGGTATGTCGGGGGTCGCTTGGTATATATTCCAACACGTGATTCTGCTACTTATACCGCTGCAATCGAAGCATGGAAGCAGAAAATGGCAGCTTAAAATGTAACTTGTAAATTTAATTCATTAGGTTGAAAGAATCTCTGATATTGTTTGTTATTACCTGTAATGAACACCATAAAAAAAACAAATATATTGCTCAATTAGGCAGTAATTGGAATAATTGGGATAATGCAGGCAGTTTCTATTGGAATCTGAATAACAGTGTTGGTAATCGTAATCGGAATATCAGGGGTCACTTAATAATTGCAAAATATAGCCGGGTGGAAACATCCGGCTATTTCTATAATACTGTGCGGTTCTTTCAACCATGCCACTAGGCAAAACAGAAAAATAGACGGTGCAGACAACCCAACCGGGAATACCGTCTTACTTACGAACAATAAGGAAAGGTCAACCGTATTTACCGGGCAGTAATGCCGACTGAAATTCGGATAATGCAAATACCAAGGAATGAAACGCTATGATCACTTATATGAAAAGATTTATGACCTTGAAAATTTAAGAAAAGCACACCAACACGCAAAGAAAGGAAAAGGTTGGTACGGAGAGGTTCAGGAGATTGACAAAGACCCTGACAAGTACCTGAAACAGATTCAGGAAATGCTTATCAACCACACTTATAAAACATCTGATTACGAGGTGTTTTATAAACAGGACGGTAAGAAGTTAAGGAAAATTTACAAACTGCCTTATTTCCCTGACAGAATTTGTCAGTGGGCTATCTTACAGGTTATTGAACCTTGTATCATCAATAACTTAACTGCTGACACCTATTCAGCAATACCAAACAGAGGTATACACAAGGGTCTGACAAAATTACAATCTGCAATGTGGAATGACCCGGAAGAATGCAGATATTGCTTAAAATTGGACGCAAGACACTATTATCAGTCAATCAACCACGATCTTCTGAAAGAGAAGTATTCAAGAATGTTCAATGATAATGAACTATTGTGGTTGTTAAATGAAATCATTGACAGTATTGAAACAGCAGAGATTGAGGACTTAACAGCAATCTATCTGTTGGAAGAAGATATTGACTCTGAAACTGGTATACCGATAGGCAACTACTTATCACAGTATTCAGGTAACTATTATTTTTCAAGTTTTGATCACTGGATAAAAGAACAGAAGCACGTTAAATACTACTTCCGTTATATGGACGATATAGTTATTTTTGGCAAGACGAAAGAAGAACTGATTGCCTTGAAGAAAGAGATTGATATTTATTTCAGGAATGAACTGAAATTGAATATAAAAGGAAATTGGCAGGTGTTCCCATCATACATAAGAGGTGTTGACTTCTTAGGGTACAGAACATTTTATAAGTATACATTACTTAGAAAAAGCACCTGTTTGGAAATGGAAAAGAAAATGACCGCTATCAGGAATAAAGTGGAAGCCGGGAACATGATGAACTATTCAGAGTGGTGTTCAATCAATTCTTACAAAGGTTGGTTGAAATATGCTGATACCTTCCGGCTATATCAAAAGTATGTTGTACCGCTGTTACCTTATGCGGATGATTATTATATACGCAACATAAAACCAAACACAAAGAAAGGATTGAATGCAGCATGATTGATTATGGAAAACAGAAAAGCACCGTCAGACCGGAAGAACTGGAACTGACGGAAACAAAAGTATTTGTCAGTTCCAATATCACGGAAGTGAATGAAGATGAAACTGACGGACATCCGGGATTTACTGGATATGAATTTGACCTTATCGAGTATGACAAGGACGAATACATTAAAATTCAGGCAGAAAAGAATGCTGATCTTGAAAATGAAATTACACAGGCACAGATTGCTATGTGTGAAATCTATGAAATGATGGGATAAGAAAGAAGGTGTGAAGTATGGCAAAGATTTATGCATCACTAATTATTAAAGGTGTTAAAACACTGGACGATGTACCGGACAGACTGAAAGAAGCTGTCAAGGCTATTTTAGAGGGTGATAACTGATGATACGTCAGTTGATCATAAAAATTCTATTCAGAAAGGATGTGCAGACTATGGCAATTATCTATGCAACCCTGATCATTAAGGGTAAGAAAACATTTGCTGATGTTCCTGATCGTATCAAGGACAAAGTAAAGGAAGTTTTGGTTGATCTTGATTGTCCTGAATTAGCAGAGTAATCAACAGACAAGGAAATTATCACATACACGAAAACAACCGCCATATGACGATTATATAACGTCAGAAGCGGTTGTTTTTGCGTACAAAAAGGACAACAGACCATTGGAACAATTTATTTATTCAACGTATACGATTGTTTTACCAATCATTGTCACTGCTCTTATGGGGTATGTGGTTTGGTTGCTGAAAAATCAGAAGAAAGACAGGGACGCAAACAGTAAAGGTACAATGCTTTTACTTAGGGTTCAACTTATTGAATATCACGATAAGTATATGCGATTAGGTGACATTCCATCATACGCTTATGAAAATTTTATGGAAATGTATGATGCTTACCACGCTTTAGGTGGTAATGGGATGATCACAAAAATGATGCATGAAATTGAAGAATTACATTTGAAAAAGAAAGAGGTATAAACATGAAAAATATTAACTGGGTTGTAAGAATTAAAAACAAAGCGTTTTGGGTTGCACTGATTCCTGCTGTACTTCTGTTGATTCAGGTTGTTGCAGCAGTGTTTGGTTATACCCTTGATCTTGGTGATCTCGGTAACAAACTGCTTGATGTGGTTAATGCAGTATTTGCAGTTCTTGTGATTCTTGGTGTTGTAACAGACCCAACAACCAAGGGTATTACTGACAGTGATCAGGCACTTACTTATACAGAACCAAAGAAATAAGAGGTAATCAGCTATGACAAATCAGGAATTTATTGATCAGGTTGCAGTGTACGTTAAAAAGTACGCTGCAATTTTTGGTATATGCGTACACAGTCCAATCATTGCACAGGCAATCTTAGAGAGTGGGTGGGGCAAGTCAAAACTTGCTGCCACCTATCACAACTATTTTGGTCTTAAGTGCGGTACAAAGTGGACTGGTAAGAGTGTGAACATGAACACACAGGAAGAATATGAACCGGGAGTATTGACAACGATTGCTGATAATTTCAGGGTCTTTGATTCAATGGAAGAAGGGGTTAAAGGTTACTTTGAATTTATACAGTTGTCCCGGTATCAGAATCTTAAGGGAATCACAGACCCTAAGACGTATCTTGAAACAATCAAGGCAGATGGTTATGCAACAAGTTCAGCATACGTTCAGAATAACATGAACTTGGTTGAACAGTACGAACTTACAAAGTATGACAATGAAAAGGGTGATAACATGAGTGACAGACAGAAGCCGGGAAACTGGCTTGTACAGTATAAAGGTATTGCAGAAGGTAGTGAACAGCACGAAGCAATTCTGAAAGTATTCAATGATTCAGGACTTTGTACAAGATATAAAATGACAGTCAATGATGCTTGGTGTGCAACAGCAGTATCAGCAGCATTTATTGCGTCCGGTCTTACTGGCATTTTTCCGTGTGTAGAATGTAGCTGTGAAAATATGATTAACCTTGCAATTAATGCAGGTATTTGGGTTGAAAATGATGCTTATGTACCTGACGTTGGTGACGTTATCCTGTATGACTGGGATGATGACGGTGTTGGAGATTGTACAGGTTGGAGTGATCATGTAGGTATCGTAGTATCATGTAACGGTTCTACGATCAGAGTCATTGAAGGTAACAAGTCAAACACTGTTGGTTATCGTGATATTGCTGTAAATGGGAAACACATCAGAGGATTCATTACACCACATTATGCAACAGGTGGTTCTACTACACCGCAACCTTCCGGTAAGAAATCAGTTCAGGAAGTAGCCAAAGAAGTATATGCAGGTGAATGGGGTAACAACCCGGAAAGAAAGGAAGCACTAGAAAAAGCCGGGTATGATTATCAGGAAGTTCAGAACGCTGTAAATGCACTGGTAAATGGAAGTACACCGACACCTTCAAAATCTGTACAGGACGTTGCAAAAGAAGTTATCAATGGTCAGTGGGGAAATAATCCTGACCGTCAGAAAAAACTTGAAGCAGCAGGTTACAACTATCAGGAAGTACAGAATGCAGTTAATGCGATCTTAAAAGGAAATGCTGCAACAGACTTGACCGCTATCGCAAAAGAAGTTATTCTTGGTAAGTGGGGTAATGGTCAAGAACGAATTGACCGCCTGAAAGCAGCAGGTTACAGTCCTACAGCTGTACAGAAAAGGGTCAACGAATTAGTATAACAAATGGTTCAGTCTATTTGCCACCCATTTGCCACCGTAATTTTTAAAATCATCACTGAACAAAGAAAAGGGAGTGAACACGCTGAACAATCAGCGGATTCACTCCCACTATTTTTATTTATGACGTTTTTGCTTGTGTGATTTTTTCAAAGAGATCAACAGAACGTTCAGCCATTTTTTCTGTATCATGCACATAGGTCTGCAACGTGGTTTCTATGTTGGTGTGTCCTAATCGTGTCTGAACATTCTTAACATCAGCACCGGATTCAATTAACAGTGTTGCGTGGGTGTGCCTTAAGCTGTGATAATCAAATGCAAGATGCATTTCATGGTGTATAACCCTACTGCAATACTTAAATGAATCAGTAGAAGTATACTGACCGTTTTCATCAATACACACCAATCTGATACGCTGTAGTGGACTTTCAACACATTTTTGAATAGGTACAACCCTGATCATGTCATTACCTTTTTCATCAGTTTCAATCTTTTTAACATGAATCGTGTAATATTCCCCATACTTCATTTCATTCTTGAGTTGTTCAGCTTTTTCCTTTTTCAATGCCTGATATAGTGTTTCACCAAAAGGGACTTCACGAACAGAAGTAAATGTTTTTGGTGTAGTAAAGTACCAAGATGAACGCTGTTCTTTCTTACCTTTCTTTTCAACAACCTTTCTTACATCTGCCCCAAAGTTACGTTTTACAATCTGCTTATTTACAGATATTTTTCTTTTATCAAAATCAATATCATCCCAAGTAAGACCAAAGGTTTCTGATATTCGTAAGCCTGTATAAAATCCGATCATTAAAGGTATATAGTACCGGGTGTTTTGAAATCTGTCACGAATCTTACACCATTCATCTAACGTCAGTACAATTCGTTCACGTGGTTTTCTTTCAACCTTTGGAAATTTCACATACTGCATAGGGTTTGACTGTAAATAGTGCATTGGTTCAACTGCATAATTCAGTGCTGCACTGAATACAGATAAAATACCAACTAAATGACTTTTTGAATTACCGTTCATTTTTAATTCAACAGCGTACTCCTGTAATACTGCTGGGGTGATTGCTTTTAATCTATACATACCAAATTTTGGAATTAGATGCCCTTGAATGATTCTTAAATACCCTACTTGGGTGTTATATTTCAGATTGGTCTTACAGTACAGATCAAACCACTGATTCAGGTAATCAGCAACCGTTATTTCTGTCGGTTCAAATACAGTCCCGGCATTATTGTATTCATTCATAGCAGCAGTCAATGCCTGTTCAGCTTCTTTCTTGGTTCTGAATCCACCCTTTTCTTTTTTCTTCCTTTTACCGTCAATTTTTCCAAGGTCAAAATAATATGACCATGTTGTACCTCTTTTTCTTACTCCACCTTGCATAAATAGCACTTCCTTTCATTGAAACCATAAGGAATGAATGCTATAATGGTTTTTGCATAGTCCAAATCATTTCATTCCTTTGGTTTGGTTTTGCTGACCCTGACCGCTGCAACGGTTGGGGTCGTTTTTTTTACTGGTTACACTTGGTTACGCTTTAGTTACGGTTTAGGTTACAGTTATATTACCTTGATTTACAAGGCGGTTACACTTGTCTACGGTTCGTTACAAGTTCTTTATATAACGCTTATATGAATAAAAAAAATAAAGTATAAAAAGTAAAATATATAAGATATAGATTTTAAGTGTAACCGTAACCAACCGTAACCGTTAAAGTTGAATGTTACTTGTAGGTGTTGATTCTATATGTGCAAGTTCTTTCAGCTTTTTGGATAACTTAAGACCTTTGTACATTCTAGTATCTTCAAACTGTATATATTTATCTTCACCATCTGAACTGGTGTAACTGATGATAAAATACAGGTGTGTTTTCTTTCCGGTTTTTGTACCTGTACCGGATGCAGCACCAACTATTGCACCAACACCGCCAAATATTACACCACCAACTACAGCCCTACCGATCACAGACTTTGGTTTTTGAATAAGTTCAGTCTTTCCACCATAAAACACATCTGTAATCTGATCATAATTAAGTAATAGCTTGCGTTTCTGCATTGAGGTAATTTCTAAATGATCATCATACAACGCAACGTCATACATATAACCTTTTGAAAAACCTGCAATATCTTCTTGTAACTGGAAATAGTCACTAATGATAGAGCCTTTTGTACTTCTTAAAAATCCCATGATCAACCATCCTTTCTAAAGTCTACAATTATAATATTTTCCTGATTTTCCCAAATTTGGTAAATTATGCCATTTTTTGAGCGTCCCTTTTTACAGGTTCGGTGTATTTTGGTAATGCAGCAGTATCACGAAGTTCTTCCATGATTTTGTTTTTACCTGCTTCATTCAGTTTTGAATATAACTGAACAAGTTCATATACATCTGAACCATATTGATTTTTAATAAGATCAGTAGCATCATGCTTTTCTTTTGGTTCATCGTTTTTCTTTTCAGACCAACCCATAATATAATCTGTCGTAGTTTCAAGTGCATCTGCAATCTGTTTGATCTTAGATTGTCTTAATTGTTGTATGTCAAGTTCAATCTTATTTATAGAGGATTTACTTTTATAACCAATCCGGTGTGCAAGTTCTTCCTGTGACATTCCCAATTCTTCACGTCTACTTTTTATACGTTGACCTATACTCATTAAGATTACCTTCCTTTCCTTGTTTATAAGTAAAGAATACCATGAAATAGATTAAATATCAACTTTTTTCAAGTTTTTTCAAAATAACTGTTGACATTCTATCTACTATCATGTATTATGATGTCAGTAGATAAAACATCTACTTCAAAAACAGAACAAAGCAAGCAGGAAAGACTGGGTGAAGCGATAGGGCTACACACAAGTAACATGGTAGTTAGGCTGTGAGAATGACAGACAGAGTGTGTGAAGAATAAACATGACCCGGCAAAACAGTTGAAGAAAGTAGGAACTGTAGGACAAGAAAGCAAAGTGAGCTGTACTAATTGAAGAAAACAGTTTAGCACTAGCCAATAGTGACTTTACTCCTTAACCAAGAAGCAGTTAAACGGAAGAATCAACAAGCGAGAGGACACAGTACTTTGTTCTGAAAATATTGGAACTGAAACCAATACAAAAAATGAAACACCCATATAATTAACCGGGATCAGATCAGGGTAGCCGGAAGGTGTGCAAGTTCCCCGACTTGCAAGGCGGTCATGTGAAGCACCTAACGAATGAAACCGCCTGTAATATAACAACCTGTTGCAGCAGGTAAAAACCAAAGGAATGAAAGGACGGTTTGGATTATGAAATTTAATGCTGTTTTAATGACGTTAGATCAGAACACTAAGATCAGATTAGTTGTGACAATGTATGGTATGAAATTTTCATCAGAGCATTACCCGGAATATTATCTTGATCATAAAGAATCTGATGAATTGCTTGATAAAGTTGTCGTTGATATGAGAGTAGTTGATAATTGTTTAGAGGTGTTTTTGCGTGAAAATTAGTGTAGAAGAAAAAATGAAAGAAGCTGAACAAATGAGTTTGCACCACCCTGATATTTTCTACATAGTAATGGATAAGATCGGAAAACGTGCAATCGTTACTGGTGATTTTTGTGTATATCGTGAACGAATAAGTGACGGATATTTTACAGTAGCAACCTTTAAGGGTGGAAAACAGATATAAGCCGAAACGGTCAGTAATGACCGTCTACCGGAAATGACCGCCCGGTACTGATGATGGTAGGTCAAAAATAAGATAGCAGTTCTTTTATAAGTGTTGTCTGTTATGTGATGGTTGACAGGTTTTGTTCAGTTTTAATGTGAAACTGTTCAGCGGTTCATAGAAACACGCTATAAAAATTCTATAGTAGGACAGCAAGTTTACAGGTTTTAGTGTGAAATCTGATAAGGGTTTCTTGGTGTGTGATTCCCTGAAAAATAAAACCACCCCATAATAGGCAACATTTATAAAAGGGCTGCTGATCGGAAAGGAAGGTTGTGTAAATGAAGAAAGTAATTGCAGGTTGTATTGATCTGATGCTTGAATTTGATTCTGCATCTGAACTTGATCGTTACATTGCTGATATTGAAGCAAAGAAACAGGAATACAGCATTGTTGACCGCAAGGAATTACCGGGTGACAGAATCATGATCAGAATACACAGACAGTACAATAAAAGCCCATTCCCAACAACAGAAGGTGGTGAGAACTAATATGACAAACACAACACTGTTAAGACAGAAAATTGATGAATCCGGTTATAAGTTACAGTTCTTAGCTGAAAAATGCGGTTTGACTTACTATGGATTGATGAAGAAAGTCAACAATGAAACAGAGTTCAAAGCGTCTGAAATTAAAGTGTTGAAAGAACTTTTGAAGTTGACGAATGAAGAAGCAAACAAGATTTTTTTTGCCTAAAAAGTAGATAAATTATCTACCAACAAAGGAGTGAAACAAGATGACATTCAGTGAAAAGTTAAAACAGGTTATGCAAGAATTACACCTGAATCAACGTCAGGTGTGCGGTATGACTGGAAAAAGTAAAGGTTCTGTCAGTCAGTATCTTTCAGGTAAACAGATACCGTCAGAAGATGTTCAGAGTGCTATTGCAGTAGCACTTGGACTTGAATCAGATTACTTTTCAAAATCTGATGAACAGGTGGTTGTACTTCCAACTGCTGAATTGAAAAATGGGGTAATTCCCCGGTTAGATGTGGAAAAGGCTGCAAAGCTGTTACAGATGAACCACAACACAGTTCGCAAGGGCTTACAGCAAGGGGTTTTTCCTTGGGGTTACGCTATTCATACATCTGATAACAGGTGGGTGTACTTCATCAATGCAAAACGTTTTGCGGAGATAGAGGGGGTCAAAGTGTAATGCCAAAAATTCAGTATAAAGAAATCAATTTCAGAGGTAAAAGCCTTGAATTGATTAACTTGGTAAATCAGGTGATCAATGAATATAAAAATCAGGGTTATGAACTTACACTTAGACAGACTTATTATCAGTTGGTTGCACGTGGATATATACCGAACAATGAAAGAAGTTATAAAAATATAGGCAATCTTATCAATGACGGTAGACTGGCAGGTTTGATTGACTGGTACAGCATTGTTGACAGAACGAGAAACTTAAGAGGAAACAGTCATTGGGATAAACCGGAAGATGTTATTGCATCAGCAAGATACAGTTATCTACTGAATAAGTGGGATGGTCAACCAAACTATGTTGAGGTGTGGGTTGAAAAGGATGCACTTGTTGATATTGTTGGTCAGGCTTGTATACCACTTGATACACCTTATTTTTCATGCAGAGGTTATACATCACAGTCAGAAATGTGGTCAGCAGCACAACGATTTATAGATCAGAGTTACAGAGATAATTGTTACATTATACATCTTGGAGATCATGACCCAAGCGGTATTGATATGACAAGGGATATTCAGGAACGCTTGCAGATGTTCGGTGCAGATGTGTATGTGAAGCGTGTAGCACTGACCATGAATCAGATTGAAACATACAACCCACCACCGAACCCGGCAAAACTTTCTGATTCACGATGTGGGAAATACATTGATGAATACGGTGATGAATCATGGGAACTTGATGCACTTGAACCAAGTGTGATCACAAATCTTATCACAAATGAGGTTACCGCTTTCAGGGATGATGAAATTTATCAGGCTGTATGTGATTTAGAAAAACGTGGAAAAGAAGAACTTAAAATGATTGAACGTAACTACGATAGAGCAGTTGCATTTTTAGAAAGTGAGGTTTAATAACATGAAAAAATTTGAATTTACAGGAGAAACCAAGACAATAAGTTTATTTTTTAGAACAGCTACACTTCACAGAATCAGAGCGGTAGCAGAATTTGGTCTTGTCAAAATTGGTGATCTTGGCGGTTGGATTGAGAAAGAAGAAAATCTTTCCCATAAAGGAAAGGCTTGGGTTTGGGGCAATGCCGAGGTTTGCGGCAATGCCGAGGTTTGGGGCAATGCCGAGGTTTGGGGCAATGCCAAGGTTTGCGGTGATGCCGAGGTTTGGGGCAATGCCAAGGTTTGGGGCAATGCCAAGGTCTTTTCTGCAAGTCATGTGTTAGTGATCGGTGCTATTGGTAGCCGGGACGATTTCACAACATTCTTTAGAGATAAAGACAATGAAATTACTGTCAAGTGTGGTTGCTTCCTTGGTAAGATTGATAAATTTCTTGAAAAGGTCACACAAACACATGGTGATTCTAAGTATGCATTAGTTTACAGAGCAGCAGTTGAGGTCGCAAGATTACAGATTGACCTTTCAGGTGAAGCACCAAAGGATGCTGATGAATAATGAATGATCTTCAATTCATGCCCCATCAGGAAGAAGTGCTGAACCTGACTGATGATAAAAACAGGTGTGCTTATTATTTAGATATGGGACTTGGTAAAACTTTTGTAGGTGCTGAAAAAATGTATTTGCTGAACAATACTGTAAATTTGATTGTATGCCAAAAATCAAAAATTGATGATTGGGTTGATCACATGAAAACGTATTACCCTGAATACAGGGTTATGGACTTGACCAAGAAAAGTGAAGGTGTGAACTTCCGTACACTGGTTGAAACCAAAGACCTGTATGATCAGAACATTCAGATTGTCGGTGTAATCAATTATGATTTGGTATTCAGACGTAAGTATATAGCCCATATAACCGACTTTACATTGTTACTTGATGAATCAAGCCTTATATGCAATGAAAACGCTAAACGGTCAAAATTCATATTGAAGTTACAACCGGAAAGCGTGATCTTGCTGTCAGGTACACCAACAGCGGGAAAGTATGAACGGTTGTGGTCACAGCTTAAGTTGTTAGGTTGGGATATTAACAAGAAAGCCTTTTATGCTTCCTATGTTCAGACAGAATGGATTGAAAATGGTGATGGATACAAGAAAGAAGTAATCACAGGATATAAGCACGTTGAGCATTTGAAGAAAAGACTTACACAGTTTGGTGCGGTGTTTATGAAAACAGAAGAAGTGATTGAACTGCCTGAACAGACTGAACAGAAAATTTTCTTGAAGATCACAAATGAATATAAGTTTTTCATCAAACACAATTACTTGGAACTTGATACAAGGAACTTAGTCAGATTCAAAGATGATTCAGATTTTGAAGGTGAAGATGTGACACCAAGGGTTGAGTTGATCGGTGATAATAGCCTGACTAAAACATTATATTGCAGACAACTGTGCGGTCAATGGCATAAGGAAAAACTGGAAGCATTCAGGGACTTACTGGAATCAACTGAAGATCGGTTGATTGTGTTTTATAACTTCAATGAAGAACTGACAAGACTTAGAAAAATATGTGAATCACTCAACAGGGAAGTCAGTTTTGTAAATGGTTCAGGACGTTCAATGTATGCATATGAATGTGTAGATAACAGTGTCACATTTGTTCAGTACCAAGCAGGGGCAATGGGTGGTAACTATCAGAAAGCAAATAAGATTGTGTATTTTACACTGCCCCTCGGAAAAGGGTCTTGTGATCTTTGGGAACAATCAAAGAAACGTATACACAGAATCGGTCAGAACAGACCATGTTTCTACTATTACCTACTGGTAAAGGGAAGTTTTGAAGAAAGGAATCTTGCAGCATTGCAGGAAGGAAAGGAACTGACAGATGAATTATTCAAAAATACTTAACTGGGTATTTGGAATCATGGCATTTATCGGTGTATTCCTGATAATTGGTGCAGTCGGTGCATCTGACTATGCGGTTGAAATGGGAATATATGAACCACTTACCGCACACCTGAAAGAATATATCATTGGTGCGATTCTGATGATTCCCGGAATGATTTGTTTAGGTGATTAAATGATTGGACTTATGATACTGAAATTAGGTGGTTAATGTGGCAGCAGAAAAGAATTTTGAAAACCGGGTTAAAAAATACTTAGATGAATACGGTTGTTGGTGGCTCAAATACTGGGGTGGTGCAGCTTACACAAAAAGCGGTATTCCTGATTTACTGGTAAGTTCAGACGGTTGTTTTCTTGGTATTGAAGTCAAGGCAGACAACGGTGAACCGTCACTGATACAGCTTTATCACTTAAGGAAAATAAGAGAATCCGGTGGATATGGGATTTTACTTTTCCCAAATGACTTTGAAAAGTTCAAAGGGTTCAATGAACACAAATCAAAATCTAACGCTTGGTATCTTTCCAATATTGAAGAACAGAAGCGGTGGAAAATAAAGTTAGAAGAAAAGGAGATTTAACAATGACAAGAGAAAAACAGATTGAGTACTTCAAAGGTTGCCTAATGGCAACAGGTCGTGAGGGTGTGGAAGATTTACTTGACTTCATCGAAGAACTTGGTTTTTATGATGCCCCTGCATCCGGTGGAAATCACTGCTGTAAAGATGGTGGACTGTTAGAGCATACAGTGAACGTCATGCAGTATGCTAAAAAGATTGGTCTTACGTTACTTGGAAGTGCAGCATATAACAAGATTCATAACAGCGTAATCATTGCATCAGCATTACACGACCTTGGTAAGTGTGGACGTTATGGAAGTCCTTATTATGTTGAAAACATGGTGCAGGATGGTAGACCGACCAAAAAAAATCCTGAACAGAAGTATAAGAGATCAGAAAGTAAACCGTACAAGATCAGTTCTGATTTGTGCCATATTGACCACCCTTTAAGATCGGTTGAACTGGCAGCACGTTACATTGATCTGACAGAGGAAGAAGAACACGCTATTTTCTATCATGATGGTGCTTATGGTAGTCTTGCGTATGATCTGAAAGGTCATGAAGAACCATTGCAGGTGATCATTCATTTTGCAGATTTTTGGTCAGCACAGTTTCTTGAAGTCGGAAAACTTGACAGATTCGATGATCAGGTGAAGCCGGAAGAAACAGCCGATGAAGTAAAAGAGGAAGGTGAAAATAATGAAGAATAAAAACAGTTATGAGGAAGTTCTTGAAGCAGAAGTTGCAAAGTTGAAAGAAGAAAATAGACATTTGACAGACGAGCGTGACGAACTGAAATATATGCTGAATGATATGCATAGTGTTGTTGATGCTGCAAATGATGACTTTTTCAGTGAAATGTCAAGATTGTGTGGTTGTATTGAAATCGAAGGTACAAGAATCACAGCAGCGTATCAGGATTTAGTAGGAATCCTGTTGGCAAACGGTTATACAGTAGAGGTTACACCACTGCATAATAATACAAGATTACAGGTTGTTATCAAAGAAAGTGAGGATGAAATCAATGAGTAGTGCAAAGAAACACAAACAGAGAAGTCACAGAAGTTACAGAAACAGTGTTGCAACCGCTGAACATTTTCAGAACAGACAGATTTTGAAAGTGTCACAGCAGAAAGCAATGAAAGAGAAAAGCAATCTTTTTACTAAGTTAATGGGCTTATTCAAGAAAGGGGAAAAATAATCATGGCACAGAAAGTTTTAATTATGGGTGAATCCGGTACTGGTAAAAGTACAAGCCTTAGAAATTGTGACCCGGTAACAACAGCGGTTATCAATCCGGTAGGTAAACCGTTACCGTTCAAGAATCACTTTGAAATGCTGAACAATGAAACAGATGCAAGAAAAATTGTGAAATACATGAAAGAACAGTGTGTAGCAGGTAAGAAGCTGTTGGTGGTTGATGACTTCCAGTACATTCTTGCAGTACCGTACATGAACCGTATCAAAGAAACAGGGTGGGACAAGTACAATGACTTTGGTGCAAACTATTTTGAAATCATCGACTGTTGCAAAGACCTTCCTGATGATGTTGTAGTCGTTTATATGACACATTTAGAAACTTTGGATAATGGTCTTACAACTGTTAAGCTGATTGGTAAACTGTTACGTGAGAAGATCACCATTGAAGGACTGTTTACCGTTGTACTTAGAACTGGTGTGAATGAAGCCAAGTATTACTTTTACACACAGAACAGCGGAAAAGATACCGTAAAATCACCACTTGGAATGTTCACTGCATATGCTATTGACAATGATCTGAATTATGTTGTTGACAAGATCAGAAATTATTATGAACTTGGTGATTACAAGTCAGATGATGAAATGAATGCTGCTGATCAGGCGGTTGCATCTGATCTTGAAAAACCTGATAGCAAAGGCAGAAGAACAAGAGGTAAAAAAGCTGAATCTGCAACACCAACCGATGCACCGGAAGAAAAGACTGGAAGAACACGTAAGAGTAGGGCAGAAGTTCAGGCAGAAAACGAACAGAAGATTGCTGATCACATGGATGAAGTTGACAAGGCTATTGATCAGGCTTTTCCGGGACAGGAAGAAGTACCATTTGATGAAGCAATGGATGTTGCCGATAAAGTACCGAAACCGGATTTACAGAAACCACCAAGAAGAACACGTAAGGAAAGAAATGCTGAAAAGTCTGAACCTGTTCAGGACGGTACAACGAACACTGATTCTGAATCTGTCACACTGAAAGCAGATGCATATTTCTATGTTCCGGCTGATGATAACTATGTGATGAAGCATAAGGGTGATACGGTTGACCTGATCGTTGATGGTGTTGAGGTTATGAAGGTAATCACAAGAGAAGAATTTAATGCAGGAATAAAAAGACTTGCACAGGAAAACAACCCTGTACCTGCTGACGCACAGACCCCGGCTGAACCTTTAGACGGTGCTATGAACCCACCTGAACAGCACGTCAGAGGTCAAAGACGAAGAAGAACAAGATAATGATTGCATTAAATATTTTTCTTGCAGTCATGGCAGCATTCTTTGGATTCGGTTCAGTGGGTGACAGGATTCAGAAAAATAGGGATAATTATACAAGGGTTTGTATTGCTTGTATCATAGCAATTATAATCATAAATTTATTTTAAGAAAGGTTAAATGGTGAAAAATTATGGCAGTAGATTTTAGTGCATTCGATGAACAGGTTGATCTTAACGCATTACAGAAAGAGGTTCAGGAAGCAGACGATTCACAGTTTGAAGATGTACCGGATGGGGATTATGATGTAAGTTTTGATAAAATGGAGATCAAGCCAACAAAGAAAGGTGACAAGCTGATGTTTTCTGTACAGTGTAGCATCTTGGAAGGTAATCAGAAAGGTAGAAAGATTTTCTTCAACCGTACTATTTCCGGCAATACTTCACAGAAGTGGACTAATGGCATGGCAATCAAATCTGTTTGCACATGGCTTGATAAACTTGAAACAGATACAGTACCGGAATTTATCAACTACAGTGATTTTGCTGATTGCGTACTTGATATTTTTCAGGAAGTACAGGGTAAAGTTGGTGCAGCAGTTACCTATAAGGCTGATGACTTCAATCCAATTACTATCAATGAAGCATTCGATATGTAAAAATTTTTAATTTAAAAGTAGATAAAACATCTACTTTGCAGTAAGATAACACTTAAGGCGGTGTGTAAAACGCACACCGCTTTTCAAAAAGTGGGTGATTTAGTAAATGATATTCTACGATTTTGAGGTTTTTGAAAAGGATTGGCTTGCTGTATTCATTGATGTGACGAATAAAAAAGAACACGTGATAATCAATAGCCCTGATAAACTAAAAGCCTTATATGAAGCAAATAAAAAAGATATATGGGTAGGATTTAACAACCGTCACTACGATCAGTACATCATGAAAGGTATTCTGCTTGGTATGAACCCTAAAAAAATCAATGATTGGATTATCGTTGATAATAAAGAAGGTTGGCAATATTCAAGAGCATTCAATAAATTACCCATGATCAATTATGATGTAATGCCAAGCAATGATGAAACCATGAAAACAGTCGGATTGAAAACAATGGAAGGTTTTCTTGGTTCAAATATCAAGGAAACTGATGTTGATTTCCGTATCAAAAGGAAACTGACACCGGAAGAAATAGAACAGACGGTTAAATACTGTAGGCATGACGTAGAACAGACTATCAAGGTATTTCTTGAAAAAGTCAGTGAGTTCAATGCAGTTCATGGAATTATACAGGCATTCCCAAAAGAAACGTCACTGTATGACATTGGTGACAGTGAAGCCCGGATAACAGCAAAGGTTCTTGGGTGTTCAAAAACTCATTTTGGTGATGAATTTGATTTCTTTTTTCTTCCATGCCTGAAACTGAAAAAATACAAATACGTTCAGGAATGGTTTGCAGAGAAAAGAAAAGAAGCCCTTGAAATGGGGTTACAAGATTTTGACAAAAAAGATAAAAAGACTTGGTACAAGTCACAGAACTTTGAAACAGTTGTTGCCGGAATACCCCACACGTTTGGTTTTGGCGGTCTGCATGGTGCATCTGATAAGCCAATACACCGGAAAGGTCAGATTCTTCATGTAGATGTAAATAATTACTACCCTTCAATGTTGATAGCGTGGGGTCTTGTGACAAGAGCAGCAACTAATGACAATTACCCATTGGTGTATAACACACGAAAAGCCATGAAGGAAAAGCAAATTGCTGCAAAAAATGCCGGAAACAAGAAAGAAGTCAAGCGGTGGAAGAAAGCACAGTTGCCATATAAGAAGATGCTGAATGCCTTGTCAGGTGCAATGAAGGATGAAACCAACGCAGCGTATGACCCAAGGAACAACAACTGCATGTGTATCAATGGTCAGTTGATGTTGCTTGACCTGATTGAACACCTTGAAGTTGTACCGGGATTTGAACTGATTCAGTCCAACACGGACGGTCTTATTATTTGGATTCCTGACACAGATGAAGCCTTTGAAATGGTGGATGATATTTGTTGGGAGTGGGAACAGCGTTGTTCCACAGATCAGTGTTCAATTCTTCTTGAACTGGATAACATCAGTGAAATCTATCAGAAGGATGTGAACAATTACCTTTGGGTTGGTATTGACGGTGGGGTTGAAAGAATCGGTGCTTATGTGAAGGAACTTTCAGCAGTTGACAATGATCTGCCAATCCTGAATAAAGCACTGGTTGACTACATGGTCAAGAAAACCCCGGTTGAACAGACCATCAATCAGTGTGATGACCTGATTATGTTTCAGAAGATCGTCAAGTTATCAGACAAGTATGATTGGGTAGAACATGAGCATTGCACCCCGCTTGTCAGTCATATAGGTAAAAGAACAATCAAGACGGTGTATGAATACCCTGACAAGGACAGATACACATATAAATCATACAGGGTGTTTGCATCTAACGATCAGAAGGACGGTAGATTGCTGAAACGTAAACAGGTGAAAACCAAGGGTGAAAAATTCGGTAATACACCTGACCACTGTTTCATTTTCAATGATTCGGTTGTTGGGGTAAAAACACCGCCTGAACTTGATAGGCAGTGGTACATAGATTTAGCAAAGAAACGCTTGAAACAATTTGGTGTTGTAGCGTAACACCGGGAAGGAAGGTTTTTCATGGATTTAGAAATCAGATATGAAAATGGTTCAATGACAGTTCATCTTGAAGAATTTTTGAATACCCGCAGCATTGCCAAGGTCAGGAAACTGCTGAAACTTATCAGAAGCAGTTTCACCCCGGAATGTGAACAGCAGATGAAGGAATTTATTCAGGAACAGGCTGAACAATTTGAACAGGTTCAGAAGGAACATAGCATTTACATTGAAGGGTACACGCAAAAAGTCAAGTATGCAGAACAGCAGATCAGACAGACACAGCATATTATTTCACAGATTCAGACGGGTGTTAAAAACTTGCAGCTTCTCCGGGATTCACACAGGAAGAACACAAAAGTTTGGAAGAACCGCAATGCTGATCTGAAAAAACAGCGGGAACGCCTAAAAGAACCAAGAAACACATTGAAGGAACAGAAGAAAGAACTAAAAGAGTTGAAATTTTTGTTGCGATCAAGGCAGCAGTCTTTTGACCGTAACATCAGGAATAAGGATTTTTATAAAAAGGTGTTAGAAAACATCACATAAGGTAGGTGATAAAAGATGCTTTACAAAGGTTATGTTGAAACCAAAGGCAAGGCAAGCATTGAAAAACTGAAAAACAGAACCACATGGAAAACCTATGATGAAGTGAAGAACTTGAACGGGTTCGGCGGGGTTTTGGCTGATGACACCATCCTTATTGACATTGATGATTCTGACCAATCTGAAATTCTGATGAACATTGTGGAAGAACTGCAACTTGACTGTAAAGTCCTTTGTACCAGTAGGGGAAAACACTTTCTTTTCAAGAATCATACTATTGCAAGGAACAGGACACACGTTCAGTTGGCGGTTGGTCTTACTGCTGATATAAAAGTCGGCAGTAAGTTATCCTATGAGGTTATCAAGATTGACGGTGAAGAAAGGTTTTGTGAATGGGACATTGAAGAAGGTGGAAAGTATCAGGAAGTTCCCAAGTGGTTGTTCCCGGTCAAGGCAACCGCAGACTTTGTTGATATGGATGTCGGGGACGGAAGGAATCAGGCACTTTTCAATTACATCCTGACCCTGACTGCAAATGATTTCACGGTTGAAGAAACCCGTGAGTGCATCCGCATCCTGAACAAGTTTGTTCTGAAACAACCGCTGTCAGATGATGAACTGGAAGTGATCTTGCGTGATGATGCTTTTCAGAAACCCGTTTTTTTCCTTGGCAGTACATTCCTGTTTGACAAGTTTGCAGTGTTTATGAAGAACACGGCACACGTTATCAAAATCAACGGGCAGTTGCATATATACAAAGATGGTGTGTATTTCAATGGGTATAAAGAAATTGAATCAAACATGATTCAGCACATCCCCAACCTGAAAAAGATGCAACGGCGGGAAGTCCTTGATTACATGGAATTGATTGTTGATGAAAAAGAACAGTCAGATGCAAACCTGATTGCTTTCAACAACGGTGTATATGACCTTGTGACCGGGGAACTGAAACCATTCAGCACGGACATTGTTATTACCAACAAGATTCCTTGGGACTACAAGCCGGATGCCTATTCTGAACTGGCAGACAGTACATTGAACAAGTTAGCGTGTGGTGATGCAGCAATCAGGGCGTTGTTGGAAGAATGTATTGGTTACTGCTTTTACAGAAGAAATGAGTTAGGCAAGGCGTTCATCCTGACAGGTGACAAGTCCAACGGTAAAAGTACATTTTTGGATTGTGTCAAAGCAATCCTTGGTGATCGGAATATTTCAGCACTTGACCTGAAAGAACTGGGGGACAGGTTCAATACTTCAATGATGTTCGGCAAACTGGCAAACATTGGTGATGATATTGGTGATGATTTCCTTCAAGGTTCACAGGTCAGCGTGTTCAAAAAAATAGTAACAGGTAACCGCATCAAGGCAGAACGCAAAGGACAAGACCCGTTTGAGTTCAACCCGTTCATCAAACTGTTATTCAGTGCCAATGATATTCCCCGTATGAAGGACAAGACTGGGGCGGTACTTAGGCGTTTGGTCATTATCCCGTTCAATGCCACATTCAGCAAGGATGCACCTGATTATGACCCATTCATCAAGTACAAACTGATTCAACAGGAAAGCGTTGAATATTTCATCAGGCTTGGTGTGGAAGGTCTGAAAAGAATTATCATCAATGACGGATTCACCAAGTCAGACAAGGTTCAGAACCAGTTGACAGAGTATGAAGAAGAAAACAACCCTATCCTTGCATTTATCAATGACACCGGGGTTGACATGATAGAAAATGAACCAACCGCTGATGTATATAAACGGTATCAGGTTTTTTGTGCAGACAATGCAATGCAGCCAATGTCAAATATTGTATTCAGTAAGCAGATCAATAAAAGGCTTGGGTTCAGAGTAATTCAGAAAAAAGTGAACAATAAAAATTGTAAGATATTTGTTTCATAGCAGAAAGGAAGGTGATTGAATGTGTCAGAAAAACTGCAAATATTGGAACTTTTTGGTGGCATAGGGTCACCAAGGGTTGCCCTTAGAAACATAGGTGTTTCAGTAAAATCTATTGATTATGTGGAAATTGATGAAAAGGCTGTCAGGTCATACAATGCAATGTTTGAACAGGAATCAGCATATTCACCGCAGACAGTAGTGGGGTGGAATCTTCAACCTGATATTCTGATTCACGGGTCACCGTGTCAGGATTTCAGCATTGCGGGGCATCAGGGAAAAGCAACGGCAGCAGACGGAAGAATAAACAAAGGAAAAGGTGCTGATGAAGGTTCAGGGACAAGATCATCCCTGATGTGGGAAACGGTACATATTATTGAACAGATGGGTGAGTGGAAACCAACTGTTGTGATATGGGAAAACGTAAAGAATGTTTTATCAAAGCACATGGTTCACAACTTCAACCGTTACCTGTCATATATGGAAAAGTTGGGTTATTCCAATAATTACAAAGTGTTAGACTGCCGTGATTATGGAATACCACAGGCACGGGAACGGTGTTTCACAGTATCAATTCTTGGTGACAATGCTTTTGATTTTGAACTGATGGAAAAAAGACCCATGAAAAACATTTCAAATTTTCTTGAATACGGTGATGTTCCTGATTGCTACTTGGTGACACAGCCAAGTGTTTATTCAGTAATTGGTAAGAAAGGAATTAGAAGGGCAACCATAATCAAAGATTATGTAAATACTATAACAACAAGACAGGATAGGACACCCGCACAGGTCATTGATCTTGGTGGTGGAAAATACAGATATTTGACAGAACTGGAATGTTGGCGGTTGATGGGGTATTCGGATGATGATTTTTATGCAGCAGAAGCAACTTGCAGAGTTGAACCGGGGAAAATGAACAGAACCTTATATCATCAGGCGGGTAATTCCATACCCGTACCGATATTTGAAAGTATGTTCAGTGCAATGCTGAACAGTGGGATTATAAGAAAGGAAGGCATCAATTAGTGAAAGGTGGAAGAAATCAGGAAGGATATGCAGACCCAACGGCAACTATTGCTGTTGGTAGAGTGGCAAAGGAAGAACGTGAACAGGTTGAATGTGAAGCAGCAGACAAACGTGCCTATGATCTGATTAAGGTTTTGAAGTACATCATCAAAGGTGCGGGATTTGAACTGACTGAACGTGTTCAGGTAAAAGATACCAAGACGGGAAGGGTTTACAGATGAATGAAATATTTACAGGTACATTTGATAGGTGGACATGGTTTCCACAAATGAAACCTTGGGAACTGGAAGTAATGAGTTCCAACAAAAAGGTTCAGAGAATGAAAGACAGGCAAGATAGAAAGGTGAGGTTGAGAAATTATGGAAAATAAGATTTTGGAATTATTAGAACAGAAGGGCAGCGTATCAATGAATGATGATATTTTCCCATTGGTGGAAAAAGAATTTGAAGGTCAGGTGATTGGTGCAGAACTTTATGAACTTGCACACCAATACATATCACAGTTGTTGTATGGGGTGCATACTGCCGGGGTTGCCGTGATTGCAGTTCCTAAGTTTGCAGCGGGTCAGCAGTTTGGTCAGATGGTTGTTGCTGATGTGATTTATACAAAGGTGAATGATACACCGTATGATTTTATGCAGTAGTTGCAGTTGGTAACTGTTGGTAACGGTTCACGGTAACGGTTGAAAGTCTTTATTTATGCGGTTTGTAACGGTAGTAACGGTTAAATGTAATTTTCTTATTATTTTTATAAAAAAGTTTTTTTTATGTATTTATAAAAAGTAAAAATATAGAGTATAAGGGTTTAACCGTTACCGTTACCAACCGTTACCGTCAGTATTTACAAGGCTTTCAAGGTATTTTTTGCCAATTTTCAACCGTTACCCAACAGATACCAAGGAAAGGATAGGTGAAAGTGATGAATAATAAGAAATTGACTGCACGGCGGTACTTAGAGCAGTTACAGGAACTTGATACTAATATCAATCAGGACTTAGAACGCCTTGATGATATGAAAACCAATGCTTGCAGCACGGGCGGTATTGATTATTCTGCTGAAAGAGTGCAGACAAGTCCGTCAGGTGACGGCTTATGCAAGGCGGTCACAAACTATGTTGATTTCAATGAACAGATAAACAGGGAAATTGACAAGTTTTCAGATGCCAAGGAACAGATCATTAGGCAGATTAGAGGTCTGCACAATGCAAGGTATTCACAAGTGTTGTTCAAGGTGTATGTGCAGTTTAAGAGTTTGAAAGTTGCATCAGGTGAAATGGGTATGTCATATCAACATGTCAGGAATCTTCACAAAAAGGCACTTACAAGATTTGAAGAAACCTATGATGATCTGCATTACCTAACTTAATGTATACTTACTGTCACTTGAAACAACAAAAAGAGCGTTTTACGATAGATTTTGTTGTTTCATGTATATTGTGTATTCTTGAAACTAATGATAGGATGTATCTTGACAAGATGGGAATTGTGAAGAAGCGGTTGTTTTTTCACAATTCTTTTTTGTTTATGCCGATATTTGCACCCTGAAACGTAATGTTTCAGGGATTTTTTATTGCAAAAATACATGAAAGGGGTGTTGTTTGATGGCAAAAACGGCAAAATTAACTGAAAAACAGCAGCGTTTTGTTGAAGAATACCTGATTGACCTGAACGCAACACAAGCAGCCATTCGTGCGGGTTATTCGGCAAAAACAGCAGATCAGCAAGGTTCAAGGATGTTGGCAAATGTCAAGGTTCAACAGGCAATTAGTGTTGCAATGGCAGAACGCAGTAAAAGAACAGGAATCAATCAGGACAGGGTTGTTTTAGAACTTGCCCGCATTGCTTTTGTGAAGATGACAGACCTTGTTGATAGTCACGGAAGAATCAAAGACAATGCAACTGATGATGACCTTGCCTGTATTGAATCCGTGAAATATAAACAGTCTGAATCAGAAACCGGGTCAAGCGTTGAAAGGGAGGTGAAGATTTCACCAAAACTGAAAGCACTTGAATTGCTTGGTAAGCATTTGGGTATGTGGAATGACAAACTGGATGTGAACATCACGCAGCCTATTGTTATCACAGGTGAAGATGCCCTTGAAGATTAGGCGGTGATTGCCTATGGTAAAGAACCGCATTTCTTCACAATATGTTTTTGGGTATCAGAAGTTTATCCTGTACCCGGAAGATTACAAGGCTACAAAGTCCGGCAAGAAGAAAGTGCTGCTGCCTGAACTGGTTGGTAAGGGTTACGGTACTTTTTGGCGTTGGAAAGGTAGATATAGGGTATGCAAGGGCAGCCGTGCATCCAAAAAATCAAAAACAACTGCCCTTTGGTACATCACCAATATGATGAAGTACCCACAGGCAAATACCCTTGTGGTCAGAAAGACTTTCAGAACCCTGAAAGATTCCTGTTTCACAGAATTGAAGTGGGCGATTCACCGCCTTGGTGTTGATGCCTTTTGGGAAATCAAAGAATCACCACTTGAAATGACCTACAAACCGACAGGTCAAAAGATTTATTTCAGGGGACTGGATGACCCCCTGAAAGTAACATCAATAACCGTTGATATTGGTTGCTTGTGTTGGATGTGGATTGAAGAAGCGTATGAAATCAGTTCAGAAGATGATTTCAATATGCTTGATGAATCAATCCGTGGTGCTGTTCCTGACGGTTCAGGACTGTTCAAGCAAATAACCCTTACACTGAACCCGTGGAATGAACACCACTGGATAAAGAAGCGGTTTTTTGATAACACAGATGATGAAACCCTTGCAATGACCACCAATTACAAGTGCAATGAATGGTTGGATAAGGCAGACTTAAAAGTCTTTGAAACCATGAAGAAGCAGAACCCAAGGCGTTACAAAGTAGCGGGTCTTGGTGATTGGGGTATTGTAGACGGTCTTGTCTATGAAAATTGGGAAGAAAAGGCGTTCAGTGTTGATGAAGTCAAGACGATTGCCGGGGTCAAGTCTGTATTCGGTCTTGACTTTGGTTATACAAATGACCCGTCAGCACTGTTTTGTGGTCTGATAGATCAGTCAAGCAAGACCATTTGGGTCTTTGATGAAATGTATCAGCCGGGTATGAGTAATGAAGCCATTGCCGAACAGGTTCAGCGGATGGGATATGTGAAAGAGAAGATCACAGCCGATTCAGCCGAACCAAAGAGCATTGACCGCTTGCGTGAACTTGGTCTGAAAGGAATCAGGAAAGCAAGGAAGGGCAAGGACAGCATCAACAACGGCATTGACTTCATACAGGACTATCATATTATCATTCATCCCCGTTGTGTGAATTTCATCACAGAGATCAGCAACTATCAGTGGGATAAGGATGCCAAGACGGGCAAGAAACTGAACCGCCCTATTGATGACTTCAACCACCTGATGGATGCAATGCGTTATGCGATTGAGCAGATGGCAAAAGGTGATGCCTTTAGTTTTGATTAAGCAATTACCGGGTAGAATACACGGCATCAGCAACCGTTCTTTTTGGACGGTAGGAAACGGTTGTCAAATGCTTACTCCGGGGCGGTTGCAACAGGTGACCGCCTATGATGCCTGTATAACTACTTTTTGAGATATTAGAAACAAATTAGTAACACATACCCTTGGAAACATAGTGTTTTCAGGGGTTTTGATTTTATTATGCAATGAAAGGGGTGATTGAACAGTGTTCAGTTCCTTTGTGGACGCAATCACTTTGAAACTAAGTAATTTCATACTGGAAGGGGCAAAATCCCACATGACTGACTTGGAATTTCTTGAAAAAGAAATCCTTGCTTGGAAATGTTCACCCCGTAGGATGATGCAGATTAAGGGATTTCTGTATTATGACGGTGACCATGATGTGATTCACCGCAAGCGTACAATGATAGGTGAGGACGGCAAACTTGAAGTTGTTGAGAACTTACCAAACAACCGTATTGTTGATAACCAGTATGCAAAAATGGTGAATCAGAAAGCCAATTACCTGTTCGGCAAGCCATTTACATTAAACGGTGACAATGAACAGTACATTGAACTGCTGAAAAAGGTATTTGACAAGAAGTTCATGCGAACATTAAAGAGTGCGGGCAAAGCTGCATACAATGGCGGTATTGCTTGGCTATATCCTTACTATAATGACCGGGGGGAATTTGCTTTCAGGCTTTTCCCCGCTTATGAGATTTTGCCGTTTTGGAAAGATTCTGAACATACTGAACTGGATTTCTTCATCAGACTGTATGTGTCAGTTGCTTATGACGGCACACAACGCAAGTACATTGAAAAGGTTGAATTGTATGATCTGACAGGTGTTCACCTGTTCATACTGGACGGTTCAAAACTGATACCTGATGTTGTGAACAATGACACTGCTGATTTCCCGCACGTTACAATGACGGATGCAGCCGGAAATGTGCAAATGTTCAACTGGCAGCGTGTTCCCCTGATTCCATTGAAAGCCAATGAACAGGAAACACCGCTGATTAAAAGGGTCAAGTCCTTACAGGACGGTATCAATGTGATGCTGTCTGACTTTGAAAATAATATGCAAGAAGATGCCCGGAATACCATTTTGGTATTGAAGAACTATGACGGTACTAATTTAGGTGAGTTTAGGAAGAACCTTGCAACCTATGGTGCAGTAAAGGTCAGATATGACGGTGACACCAAGGGCGGGGTTGAAACCCTTGAAATCACAGTCAATGCAGAGAATTACAAGACCATTGTGGAAATCTTCAAGAAAGCCTTGATTGAGAACGCAATGTGTTATGATGCCAAGGATGACAGACTTTCCGGCAACCCTAATCAGATGAACATTCAGTCAATGTACTCTGACATTGATACAGATGCCAATGATACGGAATCAGAAGCACAGGCAACAATGGATGATGTACTTTGGTTTGTCAACTGCCACCTTGCCAATACGGGACAGGGTGATTTTGAAGGTGAAGAAGATGGGGTTGATGTGGTATTCAACCGTGATATGCTGATGAATGAATCAGATATTATTGATAACTGTCAGAAGTCACAGGGAATCATTTCTGATGAAACAATCATCAGTATGCACCCTTGGGTAGATGACCCGCAACTTGAAATGGAACGCCTGAAAAAGCAGAAGGAAGAAGCACAGAAAGAAATGCTTGCACAGTATGACCCATTTGGTACACAGAACCAAAACGGTGACGGTGCAGATGATGACCCTGACAATAAAGGTGACCCGTCACAGGGAAGTCAGGGCGGTGAAGTAGATGAATAACGGTGAATACTGGCAGATGCGTTTTGAACTGCTTGAACAGGCTGCACACCAACAGGGGGTTCAGTGCTATGCGGATATTGAAAAACAATACCGACAGGCACAAAAGCAACTTGAAGGTCAGATTGCCGCATGGTATCAGCGTTTTGCATCTAACAACGGGGTAACCCTTGCAGAAGCAAAGCGGATGTTGAACGCAAAGGAACTTGCTGAACTGAAATGGGATGTAAACCAGTACATTCAGTACGGTCAGGAAAATGCAATCAATGGCACTTGGGTCAAGCAACTTGAAAATGCATCTGCAAGATTCCATATCAGCAGACTTGAAGCCTTGAAGTTGCAGACCCAACAGAGCATTGAAGTCATGTTTGGAAATCAACTTGACAGCATTGACAGCACAATGCGGAATGTTTATAAGTCCGGCTATTATCACACAGCCTATGAGATTCAGAAGGGCGTGGGTGTTGGTTGGGACTTTTCTGCACTGGATGATAAGCAGATCAGCAAGGTCATCAATAAGCCTTGGGCGGTTGACGGTAAGAATTTCAGTGAAAGGGTATGGGGCAACCGTCAGAAGTTGGTCAATGAATTGAACAACACCCTGACACAAAACATCATCTTGGGAAAAGACCCACAGAAAGCCATTGATGAAATTGCCCGGAAGATGAACACTTCCAAGACCAACGCCGGGCGGTTGGTAATGACAGAAGAAGCCTTTTTTAGTTCCGCAGCACAAAAGGACTGCTTCACTGAACTGGATGTTGAACAATTTGAGATTGTGGCAACACTGGATTCCCACACTTCGGATATATGCCGGGGTATGGATGGCAAGCATTTCCCTATGTCTGAATGGAAGGTTGGTGTGACTGCACCGCCGTTTCATGTTCATTGCCGTTCAACCACAGTACCATATTTTGATGATGAATTTGATGCTGTTGGTGAACGTGCTGCACGGGATGAAGAAACAGGCAAGACCTACTTTGTACCGGGCAATATGACCTATAAGGAATGGGAAAAGGCATTTGTCAATGGTGATAAGTCAGGCTTGCAAGCAGTCAACAGTGATGATACAATCAAAGAAAAAGAACCAAGTGAAGCATTTCAACAGATTCAGAAAGCGTGTGAAGCGGACAAGGTTGAACACAGACCTGTTCAGAAACTTTCACAGCCGTTGTCATCTGATGAAATCATTGAAAGGCTTGCGGGTGGAGATATGACCAAGGGTTCATGTTCTTCACTGGCTTTTGCATACATTGGAAACAGGAACGGACTTGATGTTCTTGATTTCAGGGGTGGCAGTAGTCAGTATGTATTTTCTATGAACAGTAACATTAAGAAAATACTGGAATTACCGGGTGTGAATGGTTCAATCACAATGGTCAAGAAAGAGATTTCAGGAACAATGGAAGTCCTGAATAACCTTGTCTTGAATAAAGAATACTATCTTGCAACTGGTAAACACGCAGCCATTGTCAGACGGGTTGACAGCGGTGTTGAATACTTGGAACTTCAATCAAAATTTCAGAACGGGTGGATGCCATTTGACCGTTATGGTTCAATGGCTGCAACACTGAATAAGCGTTTTGGATGTAGGAAAACAGTTGATAAGCAATTCGGCAAGGTTTGGGAAAAATCGGTTGTTCTTATGGATGTTGAATCATTCAATGAAAATACTGAATTTGAACAAATTCTTGGGTATATAAATACCGCAGTAGAAAGTCAGAAGAAAGGGGTGACGGGTGATGTCAAGTAACTGGTACAAAAACAATGAAACAGATCAGATTTGGTGGAAAGATACACCTGATTCAGTCGGTGAATGGCTGTTCAGTTTTGACAAAAAGCAAGTGTTCAATATGTTTGCTGATTATCCGCACAACCTAACACCTGAACAGAAAAAAATATTTGATGAAGAAAATCCTGAATGGTGTGAGTTCTTCAAAGATAGAGTATAGAAAGCACGGTCAAATAACCGTGCTTTTTTCATACCTTAACAAGTTATCAATAGACCTGTAATAATTGCTATATGGCTGTTATATGAGGTCAGAAAGGGGGATAAAAGGCACATGAAAACATACACAATGAGAAAGGCATGGTGATCCTGATTATCTCCCGGCTACTGGGTCAAGTAGCACATAGAAAAGGCATCTGGCAACGGGTGTCTTTTTTCTTGCGGGTTGTCAAGCGTAAACCGAACAAAAACCAATCAATCATGTGGGAGTAACCCCGTATAAAAACGTATTTGAAAGGATGGTATAGAAATGACAAGAAAACAGTTAGAGGATTTAGGACTTACCAAGGAACAGGCTGATTCAGTAATGAAAATCAATGGTGATGACATTGAGAACGCAAAGGGTACTGCTTCAACAGAAATCAAGAACTTGCAGACAGAGGTTGAAGGACTGAAAACACAGGTCGGTGACCGTGACAAGCAGTTAGAAACCCTGAAAGCATCTGCCGGGGACAACGCTGATCTGAAAAAGAAGATTGAGGACTTACAGACTGAAAATGCCACTGCCAAGGCAACCCATGAATCTGAACTGAACCAGTTGAAAATTGATTTTGCTGTTGAAAAAGCACTGACGGGTGCAAAGGCAAAGAACATCAAAGCGGTCAAAGCCTTACTTGAACTTGGAGAAGCCAAACTTGACAAGGACGGAAATGTCAAGGGACTGGATGAACAGATCGAGAAGTTAAGAAGTGGTGATGACACCAAGTTCCTGTTTGAAGCACAGAAGCAGCAGAAACAGCAGCAGAATTTCAAAGGTTTTCAGCCGGGAGCATCAGGGGAACAGAAACCGGGTGAGGGTGAAAAGGTCGATTTCTCAAAAATGAGTTATGACGAACTTACCGCTTACATGGAAGCAAACCCGGATGCACAGATTTAATTTGATGAAAGGAAGGTAATTGAAACATGGCAAAATTTGATGCTAAAAGTTTTAATGAAAAGGCGTTCGGTAAGTACATGAGTGCTATTCCGAACGTGAAACTGAACAAGTTACGTGAATCCCGTGCAATCGTTGGTGATGCACGACTTCGTAACACATTTGTGAACAACTCACAGACTGGCACTGTTTACGCAGTGTTACCGTTCTTTGGTCTGCTTTCCGGCACACCACAGAACTATGACGGTGTTGACAATGTTACACCTGATAGAACTGACACCTTTGAACAGGGTGTATTCACTTATGGCAGAATGAACGGTTGGACAGAAGCAGATTTCAGTTATGATATAACTGGTGGTACTGACTTCATGGCAAACGTAAGAAGTCAGATCAATGACTACTGGAACAGTGTAGATCAGGATGTTATCCTTGCAATCTTAAAGGGTGTGTTTGGAATGAAAGATACTGGAACTGGTGACATTAAGAAGTCCAATGCAGCGTTTGTTGAAGCACATACTTATGATATTGCACAGGCAGGTGCTGAACACACCGATGACACCATGAAGATGGATGCAACCACCCTAAACAGTGCCATTCAGAAGGCTTGCGGTGACAACAAGCAGAAGTTCAAGTTAGTTTACTGTCACAGTGCAGTTGCTACTAACCTTGAAAACCTGAAACTGCTTGCATACTTAAAGTATACAGATGCACAGGGTATTGAACGTGATCTTGAAATGGGTACTTGGAACGGCAGACTGGTCATCATTGATGATTCTTTACCTACTAAGGTTGTTGAAGCTGTTGCAGAGGACACAGGCAAGGGAATCAAGGCACAGGATGCTTATACAGAGTACACAACTTATATCCTTGGTGAAGGTGCTATTGGATTTGAAGATGTGGGTGCAAAAGTGCCTTATGAAATGGTGCGTGATGCTAAGACAAGGGGCGGTGAGGACACACTTATTTCCCGTAAACGTCACGCTGTTTCTGTTTCAGGTGTTTCTTATCTCAAGGCAGATCAGAAAACCAATTCACCAACTAACACAGAGTTAGGGAACGGCAAGAACTGGTCACTGGTTGCATCTGATACCAAGACCATTGAACATAAGGCAGTACCTATTGCCCGTATCATTTCCCGTGGATAATTTCTGATCTGAAAGGATGGTTGCAATGTTTGATACTGATACAGTAAAAGAACGGTTGAAATCATTCGGTTATGAGGTCAAGGCAGATGATGAATTTGCCTTGACCTTTTGCGTTGAGAAAGTACGCAGCACAATCAAGAATGAAATCAACTGGAATGATGTGCCGGAAGGACTGGAACACATTGCCGTTGATATGGCGGTGGGTGAATTTCTTCTTTCCAAGAAAACCTTTGCACCTGATGATCTTACCGGGTTTGATTTAGAATATGCTGTCAAGCAGATTCAGACAGGGGACACCAACACGGTTTTTGCAACTGGTGAAGGTTCAATGACCCCTGAACAAAGACTGACTTCTTTCATCAATTATCTTTTATCTTATGGAAAGGCTGAATTTAATTCATTCAGGCGTATCAGATGGTAAAGCAGATTCAGGCAGCACAGAAGGCTGCAAGGAAAGCCATTGAAGCAACTTATTTTGGTACTTTGACGGTGACAGAACTGCAAAAGGTAAAAAATGAGAAGTCAAAACTTATGGAAGAATCAGAAGTTGTGGTCTTACAAGACCAACCGTGCAGATTATCTTTTGAAAAACTGCAAACAGCAATTCAGTCAGAATCAGCAGCAACGATCACGCAAAGCACAAAGTTGTTTGTTTCCCCGGATGTAACCATCAAAGCGGGGTCAAAACTGACAGTAACACAGGACAATGTGACCACGGACTACACCCGCAGCGGTGTCCCTTCCACATATCCAACGCATCAGGAAATTACACTTGAACTGTTCAAGGAATATGCGTAAATGGGTAGAATGGGAAGATTTGACTGCAAAGGTCTGAAAGACTTTCAGCAGCAGTTGGGAAAGTTGCAAAATCCTGATGACTTTGTGGAATCGTGTGCAAAAGAACTTGCTGCCCGGTTGCTTCGCATGGTGGTCAAAAGAACACCTGTCGGACAGTACCCGGCAAGTTCAGGAAAAAAGGGCGGTACATTAAGGCGTGGTTGGACTGGTGAAAAACGTGCATCCGCACAAGGGTATGCAGACAGCCTGACGGTGAACCATTTTGGTGACACCTATGTCATTGAAATTGTGAACCCGGTTGAATACGCATCCTATGTTGAATACGGACACAGGACAGTCAATCATTCAGGATGGGTCAAGGGTCAGTTTATGATGACCATATCTGAACAGGAATTACAGAAAATTGCCCCAAAGGTGCTTGAAAACAAAATCAAGAAATATTTAGGGGGACTTGGTAAATGATAAATTCAATAGTTGAAGCAATCAGTTGTTCCCTGAACAAAGAATTTGGGGATGATTATGAAATCCACAATGAAGAAATTAAGCAAGGTTTGAAAGAGCCTTGTTTTTTTATTGCTTGCTTGAACCCAAACAACAACCTTTTCCTTGGCAAACGGTATGAACGTACCAATCAGTTCTGCATCCAGTATTTCCCACAGTCTGCAAAGAAGCAGCGGGAATGTGCTGATGTGGCTGAAAGAATGTATGACTGTTTGGAGTATGTCACAACAGACGGTGATACCAAGCCAATCAGGGGTTCAAAAATGAATCATCAGGTGGTTGACGGTGTTCTGAATTTTTTTGTCAATTATGACTTTTTCACGGTCAAGACGGAAGATCAGACACCAATGGAAACTATGACGGCAAGCACGGATGTGAAGGAAGGTGGTTGATTATGGCAGCAAAAAAGACAACAACGGGAACTGCTACAAGGTCTGAACAGACTGAACCAATGTTCAGTAAGGAACAGATTCTTGCATCTGCCCGTTTTGCAAACAGAAGGGACTTGGTGGATGCCCTTCTTGATGAAGATAAAAGTTACACCATGAAAACTGTTGACAATTTAGTTGAAAAATACATGAAAGGACAGGTGAAATAGTATGGCTTTAGGTGGTGGTACATTTACCTCACAGAACAAAGAACTTCCCGGTGCTTATATCAACTTTGTATCGGCTGCGTCCGCATCTGCGGCACTGTCTGATAGAGGTATTGCAACAATGCCCCTTGAACTTGACTGGGGTGTTGAAGGGGAAGTTTTTGAAGTAACCAATGAAGATTTTCAGAAGAACAGCCTGAAACTTTTTGGTTATGCCTTTGACAGTCCTAAGATGCTTGGTCTTAATGATCTGTTCATGGGTGCAAAGACCTTATACGCATATCGTCTGAACGGTGGTGGAGATAAGGCAGCGAACACATACGCAACTGCAAAGTATTGTGGTGTGCGTGGTAACGATTTGAAGATCGTGATTCAGAAAAATGCAGATGATGCAAGCAAGTATGATGTTACAACCTACTTCGGTACGGTCAAAGTTGACACACAGACAGTTGCCAAGGCTGCTGATCTTGTGGCAAACGATTATGTGACATTCAAGGCTGCTGATCTTGCTGTTACTGCCGCAACACCTTTAACTGGTGGTACAAACGGCACGGTTGACGGCACTGCACATCAGGCTTACTTGGATAAAATCGAATCATACACCTACAACACTATGGGCGTTGTGGTTACTGATGATGTTACCAAGAAGTTATATGTGGCTTTCAACAAGCGTTTGCGTGATGAACTTGGTATCAAGTTCCAGTTGGTTGTTTACAACCTGTCTGCTGATTATATGGGCGTTATCAGTGTGAAGAACAAGGTAACAGATACAGGATGGTCAGAAGCAGCACTTGTGTACTGGGTAACTGGTGCAGAAAGCGGTTGTGCGGTCAATAAGTCTTGTCAGAACAAGAAATATGACGGCGGTTTCACCGTTGATACCAATTACACACAGAATGAGTTGAAAGCAGCAATCAAGGCGGGTGAGTTCACTTTCCATAAGGTCAACGGCGTTGTCCGTGTGCTTGAAGATATTAACTCTATGGTGACCACTTCGGACACTTGCGGGGATGTATTCAAGGACAATCAGACGATCAGAGTTATTGACCAGTTGGGAAATGATGATGCAGTTCTTTTCAACACTAAGTATCTTGGTGTTGTTCCAAACAATGCATCAGGCAGAACTTCCCTTTGGTCTGACTTGGTGAAAATCCGTACACAGTTACAGGAACTTGGTGCTATTGAAGGGTTCACTGATTCTGATGTTACGGTTGCACAGGGCGATTCCAAAAAGGCGGTTGTGATTACATCAGCAATCACCGTTGTGAACGCTATGGGTAAACTCTATGAAACGGTTACGGTTGCGTAAGAAAGGGGTGAAATAAAATGCCGAATGTAACAATGAAAGCAAGGGACACTATTGCAGCAAAACTTGCTGAATGTTTTATCACAATCGGAAGTAGAAGATACAACTTCATGCAGATGATTGATATGGAAGCAAAGGTTGAGAAAACCAAGACTACTGTTCCCCGCCTTGGTGCAATCATGGCGGGTCATAAGTCATGTGGTATGGAAGGCACTTTTTCCGGCCCGGCACACTATAACCAGTCAGTTCTTCGTCAGGCATTGCTTGACTATAAGAACACTGGTGAGGATGTGTATTTTGAAATGCAGATCACCAATGATGACCCAACCAGTGATGCGGGCAGACAGACGATCATTTTCTATGACTGCAACACTGACGGCGGTGTGTTAGCAAAATTTGATGCTGACGGGGAATACCTTGATGAAGAGATTGAAGGAACATTTGAGGACTTCTCAATGCCTGAATCTTTTGCAAACCTCACGGGTTTTCTTACTAACTAAGTAACAGAACCCCTTGTGTGGCTTTTATATAAGGTCATATAAGGGGTTTTTTCTATTCTTTGATAAACAGAAGGGAGAACAACAAAATGTCAAAATTCAGTCGATTTATGAAAGCGAACAAAATCGCAAAGCCAAATGAAAAATATGCACCTACAACCACATTACAGGATGAAAACGGTAAACCGCTGAAATGGGAGTTCAAACAGATTACTTCCAAGGAAAATGAAGCGTTGCGTGATTCCTGTACCATTGAAGTCCCGGTTAAGGGTAAGCCGAACCTTTACAGACCGAAAGTAAAAACTGCTGAATACCTTGCAAAGATGATTGTGGCATCCACTGTATACCCTGACCTTTACGATAAGGAATTACAGGATTCATACGGTGTTATGACCCCGGAAGAACTTCTTTATGCAATGGTTGACAATGCCGGAGAATATCAGGACTTCACAATGTGGATGCAGAAGTTTCAGGGATTTACCAAGAACCTTGATGACAAGGTGGATGAAGCAAAAAACTAATTGAAGAAGGGGATGGTGAAGCAAATTATGCTTACTATGCCCTTCTAAAACTTCACATTCTTCCATCAGTGTTCTTAGATATGGATGAACAGGAAAAAGCCTTTGTGATTGCTTCAATCGAGTTGAAAGCAGAGCATGACAAGAAGGAAAAGAAAAAAGCAGAAGCAAGGGCAAAGAAAAAACACTAAGAAAGGACGGTGAAACAGGTGTCATCTATTCAGACAGGTATTGAACTTAATGACCAATTCAGCGGAGTGTTGAACAACATCATCAGTTCAGTGAACCTTGCCGTGTCTGCAATGTATGATATGCAGCAGTCAATGAACGCTGACATTGATACAAGCAGCCTTGAAGGGGCAAGGGATGAAATCAATCAGGCAACTGCTGCCATTGAAGCAATGAATCAAGCAGCAAGCCAACAGACCGCACCTAATATTGCACCGCCTGTTGTGGATGGGGGAAACGGTCAGGTTATAAACGTGGATGTAAACCCGGTACTTCCTGACCCTTTGGTTGAAAATCCTGAACCAATCAGACCTGAAATTCAGCCAAACGCACCGCCTGACCCTGAACCCGTAGAAATCCCGGTCACATGGAACACTGACGGGATGGATGTGTTCACAGGAACAGGTGTTGAACGATTTCAGCAAGAAGTTCAGAGTGCAAACGATATGTTGAACACACTGAACACCACACAGGCAAGGATTTCACAGACCGCACAGGGAATGGATATACTGCCGGATGCAGCAGTTCAGGATATGAACACCATGCAACAGCGGTTATCTGCAATTCAACAGCGGATTCAGCAGATTGAGAACAACCCGGTAAATGTTGGGGCAGACAATGCAAATGCAGAACTGGAACAGTTGCGTATGCAGTTGAATCAGGCTATTCAGGAACAAAATTCACTGAATCAGGCAATGCAGAACATGGATGTTTCTGCTGCCAATGATGCCTATTTGCGTTTGTCACAGACCGTTGGCAACACAGAAAGGTACATCCGTGACAATGTGGATGAACAGGGGCGTTTCAATCAGGAAATTTCAGCCGGAACGCAACAGGCAAATGAACTGACCAATACCATCAAACGGGCAGTTGCAGCCTATGTCAGTATTCAGTCAGTTGGGAAAGCACTGAACATTTCAGACGAACTTGTTCAGACAACATCCCGTTTGAACATGATGAATGACGGGGTTCAGACAACCGCTGAACTTGTCAACATGGTATATGCAGCAGCACAGGATGCAAGGGGTTCATTCAGTCAGATGGCTGATGTTGTTGCCCGTTTCGGTAACAACGCAAAGGATGCGTTCAGCAGTTCAGAAGAAGTTGTTGCTTTTGCTGATCTGATTCAAAAACAGATGACGATTGCCGGGGCAAGTACCCAAGAAGCAGCAAATGCAGAATTGCAGTTATCACAGGCACTTGGTTCAGGTGTCCTTCGTGGTGATGAATTGAACAGTATCTTTGAACAAGCACCTAACCTGATTCAGAACATTGCGGACTATCTTGATGTTCCAATCGGTAAGATCAGGGAAATGGCAGCGGATGGGGAACTTTCCGCTGATGTGGTCAAGGCAGCAATCTTTTCTGCTGCTGATGACATTAACAGCAAATTCAATGAAATGCCTATGACTTGGGGGCAGATGTGGCAGTCAATGCAGAACACCGCACTGATTGCATTTCAACCTGTTCTTCAAAGACTGAACGATTTAGCCAATAGTGAAGCATTTCAGACTTTCATTCAGGGTGCTATTGAAGCAATGGCAACCCTTGCGAATATCCTTCTGAATGTGTTTGAAGTAGCTGCATCCGTTGGGGCATTTATCGGTGATAACTGGTCAATCATTGCACCAATTATCTATGGTGTAATTGCTGCATTAGGGGCATATTTGGCAATCATGGGAATTGTCAACGCAATTACTGCAATTTCAGCAGCCATTGATGCGACAAAGGCAGCAGCAGATGCACTTGCAGCCGGACAAACATTTCTTTGGACGGTACAGCAGTATGGATTGAACGCAGCACTTGCAGCGTGTCCGATCACATGGATTATTGTGCTGATTATAGCACTTATAGCAATAATTTTTGCCGTATGTAATGCGATTGCAAAGATGACAGGTATTGCAAATTCAGGGTTCGGTGTGATTACTGGTGGTGTGAACGTGGTGATTCAGTTCTTCAAGAACTTGGGTCTAACCGTGGCAAACATTGCCTTGGGTATTGGAAACGCCATTGCAGCACTTGCATCCAATATGATGACGGCATTTCACAATGCTATCTGCAACGTACAGTCATGGTTTTACAACCTGTTAAGCACGGCACTTTCAGTCATTGAAGGTATTTGTGCAGCACTGAATAAGTTACCGTTTGTTGAATTTGATTATTCAGGTATCAGTTCAGCAGCAGATGACTATGCAGCCAAAGCAAGTGAAGCAGCCGGAAACAAAGAAGATTACCAGTCAATCAGTGATGCGTTCAATGAAGGTTTTACAACCTTTGATGCATTTCAGGACGGTTGGGCATCAGATGCGTTCAATGCGGGTGCAGCATGGGGTGACGGTATTGCTGATAAGGTTTCAAACTTTAGTCTGTCGGATGTATTTGGTCAGACAGATATTCCTAATGTGGGTGATTACACATCAGGGTTCAATGATGCAATAGCAAATTCAGGCGTGGGTGACAGCATTGGAAACATTGACGATAACACAGGCAAAATCAAGGATTCTTTGGAAGTATCAGAAGAAGATTTGAAGTATTTGCGTGATATTGCAGAACAAGAAGCAATTAACAGATTCACAACCGCTGAAATCAATGTTGATATGTCAGGTATGCAGAACACCGTGAACAGCGGTGATGACATTGATGGTTTTATGACCAAACTGACAGATTCAGTCAATGAAGCGGTAGACAATATGACGGAAGGGGTGCATGAATAAATGGCAAGAAGCGGATATGATATGTATTTTGACAAATGCCTTTTTCCTGTCACCCCTGAAAAAATCAGCATCAAAATCAATGGTAATAACAAAACGGTCAACCTGATAAATGAAGGTGAAATCAATATCCTGAAAAAAGCCGGGTTGACCGACATTGAATTTGAAGCAGAAATCCCGCAAGTAAAACATCATTATGCGGTGTATAAGAATGGTTTCAAAGAAGCGGGATATTTCTTTGATATTTTTGAAGGGTTGAAAACAGGCAAAAAGACATTCCAGTTCATTGTGTGCAGAAAGACCCCGGTGGGGAAAAAACTGCTGAATACGAACATGAAGGTATCTTTGGAAGATTACAAAATTTCAGAGGATGCCAAGAACGGGTTTGACTTCAAGGTCAAGTTCAATCTGAAACAGTACCGGGACTATGGAACAAAAACAGTCAACATCAAAATTGCTGCATCCAAGCCAAAGGCAAGTGCAGAGCCTAAGCGGGAAACCAACAATTCACCCGCCCCGGCAGCAGCACAGACCTATACGGTTGTGCGTGGTGATTGTTTATGGAACATTGCAAAACGGTTTTACGGTAGCGGTGCAAAATACACCGTGATTTACAACGCAAACAGGGGTGTCATTGGTGGCAACCCTAACTTAATCTATCCGGGACAGGTTTTGACCATTCCGGCAGCATAAGAAAGGGGTGTTGTTCAATGTATGTTGAACTACTGGTTGGGAATGAATCAGGAACAAAAGTATATCAGCCTGTTGTTCAGGAAGGTATTGAATGGTCAACAGAAAGAAAAAACACCCCCGGCAAACTGGTTTTCAAAGTCCTGTATGACAACATTCTTGATTTTTCAGAAGGTAGTCCAGTCAGGATGAAGGTGGACGGTGACAATGTATTCTTTGGTTTTGTGTTCAAGCAGCAGAGAACCAAGGACAAAATCATTACTGTCACCGCCTACGATCAGTTGAGGTACTTAAAAAATAAAGATACCAAGGTCTATGAAGGAAAGACGGCAAACCAATTTGTGAAAATGATTGCAGATGATTATGCCCTGAACCTTGGCACACTGGATGATACCGGGTATGTCATTGAATCAAGGGTTGAAGAAAATACTTCACTGTTTGAAATGATAGCAAATGCCCTTGACCTGACACTGACCAATACCGGGGAAATGTATGTGTTATATGATGACTTTGGGAAACTTACCCTGAAAAGCCTGTCATCTATGTATGTGGGTGTTCCGGGGGCGTACCTGATGATTGATGAAGAAACCGGGCAAAACTTTGACTATACTTCATCTATTGATGAAAACACATATAACAAAATTAAACTGACCTATGATAACAAGGACACAGGAAAACGTGATGTTTACATCACACAGGATTCTTCCAACATTAACAAGTGGGGTATCTTACAGTATTTTGACACCTTGCAGAAAGGTGAAAACGGTCAGGCAAAAGCAGATGCCCTTTTGAAACTGTATAACAAAAAGACCCGTAACCTAAAAATCACTAATGCTTTAGGTGACAACAGAGTGCGGGCGGGTTCAATGGTTGTCATCAACCTTGACCTTGGTGATGTAAAACTGAAAAACTGGATGCTTGTTGAGAAATGCAAGCATACCTACAAGGAAGGTGAACATTGGATGGATTTGACACTTAGAGGGGGTGAGTTTATTGCCTGATGCAAAAGGAATTATCAAGAAAGTACATCAAGCAGCGGTTGAAGCGGTAGAATCAACAAAACCTGTAAATGTATGTTTTGGAAAGGTTATATCTGCATCCCCGTTACAGATAAATGTTGAACAGAAGATGATTCTTACTGAAAAACAACTTGTACTTTCAA